TAGGAAGAGTCACGGCCCTCGGCGAAGTCGACGAGCTTCGAGAACGTGCCCGGCGCGATCTCAGCCGCCTTCGCCTGCTCGACCGTGTCGTACGTCTGGAAGTAGTACTCGCGTGCGTTCCGCGCCTGCGTCTCCCCATCGTTGAGGTAGAGGATCGCCTTCTGCCCCGGGTCGCGCTGCCAGAAGATGATGATGAAGTTCGGCAGCCCGGCCGCGGGCTGCGAGCAGTAGTAGAGACGGCCGCGCTCCTCGCGGAGGAGCATCTGCTTGATGAGTTCGGTCTGGGCGGCGTTGGACGCGTCCTGCTGCTGGCGGACTTCGGCGAGGCTTGCCATGTCTACTTCATCTCCTTGAGGGGTGTTGTTGATCGAGGTGGCGCCGCTGACCGCCGCCAAAGAAACTCCAGCCTGGACAGGCCCCCGAATGGCCCAGTGCCACGACTCCGACGCGATCGTGTTCTTCAGCCCCGCCTGCCCGAAATACTTCGCGCGCAGAGTCATGTAGAACACAGAGGGGGCGTTGGTGTCCGTCGCGATACCCTGCGTGTGCTCCGACGCCAGAGGGCCAAGGGCAGGGTTCGCAGCCGAAGGGGTCTCACCGCGCAGGTAGCGACCCCACTGGAAGTACACGGTCGAGATCCCCGACGCCGTCTGAGACGCGTTCCGCACATACTGATCCGAGGGCACACCGTACGGGCGCCCCGCCTCGTTGAGGACGATCGTCCCGCCGGCGCTACGGATCTGCGCGAACGCCCACTGGGTGCGCCCGAGGAGATCACTCCCGGGCTCGAACAGGCCACCCTCCCAGGTGACCAAACCTTTCCCATCAATGATCGACATCAGGTTCCCCTAGTTGTCCGCGTTCCAGGAGACGCCGCTGAGCGACGTCCACGTGGCGTACACACCACCAGGCCCCGCCTTGACGGAACCGTCCGCGAAGATCTCGAGCGAGCAAGCACCACCGGCACCGATCGTCACTCGCACTTCCTGCCGGCTGATGCGAAACCCGACCGGGACAGTGGTGATCAGTGTTCCGACACCAGAGCCGGCCGTGGTCTTCCCCATGCCGCTGAGCATCGTGAGACCGTTCTTCCGGCGAATCGCCAGCGACGGATACCCGGCGTTGAAGTCGGACCAGTTCGCCGCATAGGAAAGCGGCACCCACCCGGTGTCTTCAAGCTGACGCACCCACGCACCACCGATGCGCTTGTACGTGTACCCGTCCGTTGTGTCCGACCAGAGGAGACCGTCCCACACTGCTTTCGCACCAGCGTTCGGGATGACGTTCGCGTTCCGTTGCATCGTGGTTCCGATGACATGGTTACCCATCAGCGCAACGTGGGCACCGACTGCGGTCGGCTCCACATCAATGGCTGGCGCGCCACCCGCAACGAACTGCGGCTCGCTTCTCGGACCATACGTGTCAACAGCCATCGGGGATCTCCTATCGGGTTCCTTGGAAGCGCAGAGCGCCAGAAAGCGGATCAGACTGTGTCCCCGACCACTGGTTGTCACCATTGCCGGACGTCACAGCAATGCCCCCACCAGCGGCGAGGGCAGAAACGAATGACAGCGGGAGGGAAACCCACCCGCCGCGAGGATTCAGGGCGGTGGAGTTCGCTATGCCCGTCCACCCGCCAGGCATGTCCGCATACCCGTGGGTGCCGATGTTGCACACCCCGACTTGGGTTCGAAGGGGAAGGTAGATCTCGACCTTCGACACCGACGCACCGGTGAGCGCAGCAGCCACCCGACCCGAGTAGAACCACGCCCCAGACACACTGTCGGAAGCTCGCACATCATTCGACTGCCACCTCGACCGGTACTGACCAGAGTTCGTCGCCAACACCGGATCACCCGGCAACGGTGTCGGCCCACCGCCCGGGTTCGTCCCCGGATCAGTGCCCGAATTTGAGCCGGTGATCCTGCCCTGAATGACACCCGTCGCCCAGTTGACCTCCACCGAATCACCCAGCGTCGGTGTGTACCCAGACCGGTAGAACAGCGTGTACGCACCCCCACCGATCGTGACCGTCGCAGTCGGACTACCAGTGGCGGTGATCGTCCCCACAGCCGGCAAAGCCACCGCGGGACCCGTCACCTTCCACTGACCGGCAGTGCGTTCCATCTGAACCGTCATGCCCGGAACCGGCGGAGTGAACCCAACACACGGGACCATGATCGTCGTCGGTCCGGTGTTCACCTGAGCCAGGCTGCCCATCATCTTCACGAACACAGCCGTGCGACGGTCAACATCTGGGAGCGCGTTCAACCGGTCCTTGAAGATGTCATCGGCGTCTCTCATCCGAAGGTCCTCTGCACCTCAAGCGTCACATCCATGAGTGCCGCGTTCGTCATCCGGTACTTGATCAACCGGCCCTGCAGCGGGCGTGTGTGCCCGGACACGGCAAGAACATCACCGAGCTCGAACACCGGATTACTGATACAGGTGATGGGGACTTCGTACGTCTGCCCACCAATCGACTGAGTCAGCAACGACTGAGTCGTCGCGTCCGCCGCAGCCTGCGTGGTCGGCACCGAGGACGTGTACTGCAGGGTGTTCTCCCCGTACAGTCCACTCGTGGACAGTGGCCCGTCTTTCACCTCGGCGACCGAGTAGATCGGGTTCCGGTTCGCGTCTTCGAAGACACCGACCACACAGTTGTAAATGTTGTCGGTCTCGACCTGATAGCCGACGTCGATGATGGTCCCGTTACGACCCTTCGTCAGCGTCCCCACCGGGTCGCCTGCCGCCTTCGGAATCTCATACCCCTGACCTGCAGGGCTGATCGCTCCGATGCATCCGAGGTTGTCCCACAGCAGCTGAACACCTTTGAGTCGACCGCCACTGCTGGTGTCGTACGTGATCCCTGTAGGAAGGACAGCATCCGCCACTGTCTGCACAACCGTCATCCCGGTGACGCGCCGCAACTCCGCATACGTGGATGTCACGGACGGTGGTTGTTCCGGCGAACGAAAGCCGCGCCGGCGGACGTAATCCTCAAGGCCCGCCCATTCGATCTTCACGAACGAAGCAACTACGAACTTCCCGTAACGGGTGTCCGCCCAGTAGTCGACACCAGCGGGGACCGTGCTGAGGCGCGCCCACCCCAGGGTGACCAGTTCGGTGAAGTCGCCTGCCTGGATCTCCATTGTCAACAGCAGTCGCGCCCGAAACGGTGACAGAACTCCCTGCGTCCCGGACGGGACAAGAGACTCCCCAGACACCGACTGATACGAAATCGTCGCAGACCCCGACAGTTTCACCTCTTGGCTCAGGTCACCCTCAAGCTCCCACTCCTCCATCTCTAGGCCCTGCAGCACACGATCCGACCCGTGGAACACATCCACGAACAAGCGCCGACTGTGCGACCCAGTGAGGACATCATCCAGGGCTGCCGTGCGGGCCCTCATCAGGCGCTCCCGGCGAACTGGTACGCCCGGTTCGCATCCAAACGGGTGAGGAAGAACGAATTCAACGCAGCCCGCGTCGCGAACGCCGCATTCAAGTCAGCACGGGTCAGCAGTGGCACCACCAGTGCCGGGGTCGGCGGGGACACTTCACTGCCCGTCATCCCATACGCGATCTTCTCCCCAGTGCCAATCGCATAGTTCTGGTCCTGCTCGGACAGCTCGAGGATCCCGGCGAAGAACGGCCGCGGCAAACGAACACGATCGTTTGCGCCGATACGGAAACAGATCACCGGTGTGGTGCGGGTCCCATAGGAACCGAACATGGCCTGCAGCTTGTCGGCCTGCACGATCGAGTCCACGATGACGTCCAAGACGGCATCCTGAACACCACGCCGCTGACCGGACACCACCACACCCACGGTGCGACCCTCGGGCCAGACAATGTCGCCTTCGTGAGGTCGCTTCACCTCACGAGCCGCGGTCGCCCTGAACGCCACAATGGTTGCCCCCTGCGGGTCAAGCGGGTTATGCACCCACGTCTCCGCCACAAACACGGTGGTCGTCGCAGTGTCCGTGAACCCGAGCGACAACCCGGACGAGTTGAACATCTCCGCCCGGTACTGCACCGGCACACCGAACGGAACCTCGAAGTCGATACGAGACAACGCCCCAGCCACAGCGGTCTTCACCGCGCCACGCACGAGGTACTCACGACCACCCGCGAGACGGTACACATCCACGGCGGTCGTGCCCGCGGCGAAGGTGTTGAACAGCACCTCCACGCGCGGGCACGGGGCCGCATCAGTCGACACGTTCAATGTGGGAGCGTAAGCCATCGTTCACCTCTCACATTCGAGCGCGTCGTGTGCGTGCGGTTTCGTTCGCGTTCACAACGATCTGGGCTTCCCCATTCGCCATCTCGCGCAGCATCCCGAACAGTTGACCGTCCATGTAGATCGGACGATCCGACGTCTTCACTGTCACGGTGGGCGCCGAAGCGAACGACGACGCCGGCACGTAGGTCGGCTGGATTTGCCCGCCACCCGCGTACCCACGGATCTCACCGCCACGGTTCATGTACTCCATGGCCGCGAGGTTGTTCGGGTTCGACGCAGCCTTGGCGGTGTTCATGTACTCGCCGTTGGACGCCCAGATCGGGATCGAGTCAGACGTCCCCGTCCCAGGCCCACTGATTCGCCCACCCGTAGCGAAACCCGGACCATCTGAGGCGTTCACCTTCGCATTCGAACGAGTGACGATGTTGACGATCCGTTCCGAAGGGATCGAAGCCAGCCACTGGTTGAACACGTCGATGTTGTGCTGCGCCTGCGCTGCGTCCGCGAGTATCTTGACGGCCTTCTCGTCGGGGATCCGGTAGACCTGGTCAGCAACCGCCTGGGCTTGCGCAGCAGTCCCGCCCAGAGCTGTGATGTTGTCGATCAGTGCCTGTCGGCCAGCCTGCAGATTCGCGACATACGACTGCGAATTGTGGTCAACCTCGAACTGGGCCTTAGCGGCAGCCTGTGACTTCTCGGCCAAGTCGGCGAACATGTCCACGTTGCTTGCGCCAGCAGCGGTAGCAGTGTCGAGCGAAGTCGAGTACCCCTCGGCACCTTCCTTGGCCTTCTTGATGGTGTCCTGGACCTTCGCCAGCGCAGTTTGATATGCCGAGTTGGTGGAGATTGCGTCTTGCCCGACACCGTTGGCCTTGTTGATCTCGTCGACCAACTGAGAAATCTGGTCTCCGAGTTCCTGAGCGCCTTTCGCTGCGTCGATATACGCCGTGGCCGCGGTGGACGCGCTCGCGGAAGCGGTATCGCTCGCATCAGCGGAGGATGTCTCTGCCTCTGCCAGCGCTTCCGCTTCAGTCTTCGCCTGGCTCATCGCAGCAGCACCGTCGCCGACGACCGAGCCCAACTTGGCTCGCACGTCGATAAGGTCTTGAGCTGTGTACTTGCCCTTATCGAGGCCGTCGATGTACTTGCTCTCACTCTTGTCGAGTTCGTTGACCGCAGACTGAACCCGCTTCAGCGCCGCTGGCTGCTGCAAGTACGCGTTGATGACGTCGTTCGATGCAAGGCCGAGTTTCTTGGTGAGCTCGAGAGTCCCATCCTTCGCAAGCTTGTTCGCCACGAATTCCCGAG